TAACGCCAGATTCTAGTTCAGGACAGTTAGTAGAAACAACTACTGGGATACCGTATAGAGTACCGATCTGACCTTTGATGACACCTGCGCCACCGAAGTCAGAAGACATGTAACGGTCGATACCACGGATGGTGTTAACCGCACTTGGAGGTACAACTAGGACACGGTTGTCCATTGGTACGTCAGCATCGTCAAGAATCTGGATACCGTCACGTAGTGCAGCATCAGTGAATGCGTTAGCAACACCGTTAGCAGAGTACGCTTCAAGACCAGAAGCACCAACTTCGTACAAAGTGAATGAAGACTGAGCTTCAGCAAATAGGTCAGTATCAACCTGTTTAGCTAGAGCGTAACCTGCATCATCAGTGTAGAACTTACGAAGAGACGCAAGAGCTTGTACTTCAGTGATGTCTTCGATTAGACGTGAGTATTCGTAGTGCTTGTCGATAGTAACGATTACTTCAGACTCAGTAGCAGCCTGTAGAGTTACTTGAGTAGACGCAGCTTTAGCAGACGCAGTGCCACGAGTAGGCTTAGGAATGTGAATAGTATCACCTTTCTTACCTTTCATTGGCATTTTGTTTACTACGTTAGCAAGTACTAGCGAGTTTTTGTAAGCAGCAACGATTTCGTCTGACCATAGTTCAGGGATAAAAGTTGCAGCAGTTGCATTAGTTACATGATTTGAGCCAAGAGCCATTTTAATTTTCCTTCAATAGTGTTATTTGACACGGCCTTCAGAATAAGCAGCAGTGATTTCATCTGCTAATTCTAGGTAACGTGCCGGATCATTTTGCATTAAGTTGATAATGTCAGCACGACGATACACCTTACGAGAACGTCCTTCACCGCCACCTTTACCACCACCTGTTGCAGCAGCTTTACGTTGACGTGACAACTCTTTCTCTTCTACTTCTTTTGTCTGACTCACGATACGCTTGCGTTCTTTCCATGTTGACAACAACTCATCTGCTGAATCAGCATCGTAGCCACGGTCAGCACGGTTATACAACTCCATGCGAATCTTACTTGCCTGTACCCACTCAGAGAATGCAGGATCACCTAGCACTTCTTGGTAGTCAGGATGTTTAGCTTTCAAAGTAGCCATCGCAGCCTGTTGTTTCATGGCAGCAGATGCTTGTTCTGCTTCCCTTACTTTAGGATGCTTATTGATCGCAGCTTCAATTGCTTTTTGTGGGTCTTCAAAGAAGTCGATGTCGTCTTCTTCTTCCTTGGGCTTTGCAGCTTCTGTCTGAGATAAGATAAAGTTATCTACTAGTTTGCGTAGTTCACCAACCTCTGAACTCTGACGACCTAGTAGCTTCTCAGCTTCTTGGTGCATTCGAACAATTTCTTTGGCACTCTTGCCTCTGTACTTGTCCGGAATGTCTTCGTCTTCGTCCTGCTCTACAAGTTCTTCTTGTTCTACAGGTTGTTCCTCTGCTGAGTTGTCCGGTTCGTTGTCCGGTTCATCAAAGGATGTGTACTCTTCGCCCTCTGGTAGGGTTTCATCTTGATAATCATCATCAAGTAGTTCTGCCATTATAAACTCCGTACTGGTAACAGTATTGTGGATAAAATTAAGAAGAGGCCCATGCCCAAAGCTGTGGGTTTATTCTTCATCTTCTTCCTTAACTTGGTTGTAAGCAACTTCTACGGATGCTTCCCAGTTAAGAAGTTTGTCCATGATCAGCAGTTGACCTTGAACGAACTTGAGTGCCTTCTCATCTGGTACATTACGTACATCAAATGTCTTAGCGTTTTCTGCTACATCTTCGATAAATTGTTTCCAACCATCGGTCGTGAATAAATCGAAGTATGTTTCGTAGTACTTTTCTAGTTCAGGAGTCATTGACTTTATCCCTGTGTTATGTTAATAGTGCCTGTAACCATAGCACACTTTAAAGCATTTGTCAAGTCTTTTCTGCAACTTTTTTACGTGTAGTAGAAGACGGCTTCTTAGCCGCCTCCTCTAAAGCGATGAGACGTTTATCAATCTCGCGCAACACTTCGTTCACAGCTTTGACTACATCCTGTATATCTTTCTGTGTTACCATTACTTGTTTCCTTTCATTGATGCCATACGCATTTGGTTACGCATTGCTTCTGCTTTAATGTTTAAGTCTTTCTCTTTCAGTGCCAACTCTGCAACCTTAGTTTTGTTTTCAAAGTCTTGCTGAGTTGGGTCACTATCTTTCATACCTACAGACATACTGCGGATACGTTCAGATTCAGAGTCAAACGGTAGCAACTGTGTCTCAACATTGTTCTGCTGTACACGGCTGTTGATTTCAGCAACCTGTGCTTGCATGTATTCAAGTTGAAGTTGAGCTTGCTGTAGTTGTAGCTGAGCTTGTGCCTGTTGCATCTGTGCTGCTTGTGGATCAGGCTGTGCTGCTTGCTGAATCTGAGCAATCAAGTCTTCACGGTTCGATAGGTTCATATTATCAATGATTGATTGAACCAACGTGACGTACAATGGACTGTCTTGACCCATAGTTTGTAGTAACTGAACAAGCTGAGTTACTTCGTATTCACGGGCAATGATACCTAGTGAAGAAGAAGAGATGAACTTGTAGTCCTGAACTGGGTACAACTCAGGGTTAAACTGCATGTAACGGTGTGCAGCTTTAGTTACGAATGGAATCAGGAAGCTATCTTGGAAGTTAATCAGTGTACGCTTGTGACGTTTAATGATTGCACCCAACGACATGCTAATACCTGCTGCCGTAGCCTCAGAACCAGCAAATGATGGGATACCTGCAGTATCAATAGCACCTGTAGCTTGCTGAACCATCTGCTGTAGTTGAGCCGATTGGTTGAATGTATTCGGATCAAGGTTGCCAAACTTAAATGGCTGCAAGATTTCTGCAGGATTACCGTTAGTAAGCAAGGTTTTTCCTGGCCTTACTTCCATCTTAGCACCACGTGGTAGGCGACTAGCGTCAACTGCCATCATTGGGTGTACAGTTAGGGCAAGAGCATCAATACGTGCACGAAGTTCTGTGTCAAGAGCCTTCTGACTGTTGTATCCCTTCTCACAAACACCACGACCCCAAAAACGTGACGGTACATTGTCCCATGCAAAAGCAACAACTGGACGATCACCCATCATGTAAGGGTTAGCTTCTAGCTTCAGTAGTTCAGATTCGTTAGCAATGACTGCAACAACCTCAACATACGCACCTTCCATCATGTCTTCAGCGTCTTCTTCGCTTTCGTAGTCACCGTACATCTCTTTATTGTAGATGTCTGCAGGAACTTTACCGTAATACGTAGTTAGGCGTACTTTATCGCTGTCATATTGCGTTTCTTCTTCAGAATCGAAGGCAATAGCGTCATCGTATGAACAGTTTTCTAGGTCAACATCGAAGTAAATACCTGATGCAATACCTTCTTCAACGATGTGTTTAGGTACAAACTTGTCGATTGCTACACCTAGAGCCTCTTCAATGTTAGTGGCAACAGGGTCAATCAAGAAGTTCTGCGGTAGTACAGGTACTAGCTTAGCTACAAAGCGTTGTTTCTCTGTTACACCAATAGCTCGCATAGCACCTTCTAGCGCAGGACGTGTAGCAGGAGCTAGTTCAGTGACTTCTTCTAGTACAATCTCACCAATACCAGTACCGTAGATGGCTGCGTTAAGAATACACTCAGCTACAGACTTACGAGCTTTAACAAACTCCATGTCTTCTTCTAGCTGACCACGTAGCAACTGAATGTCAGCAGGGTTTTGATCTGCTTTATCATCACGAATGTCAAACCATTTACCACGACCAAACGTAGCTTCTTCTACTTCTGCAACGCTAGACTCTACAGCCTGTTGCAAGGCAGGAGAAATAAGACGAGAGCGTTCACTCTGACGCATCTTATCTTCTTCAGCCCAAATACCACGCCATAGACGGTAGTATTCTTCATGATCATTTCTGTAAGTTGTATCGTAGTGGTCACGCCAGTCTTCACACTTTGACATGATCCATGTTGTTAGGTCATTGCCGAACTGTAGTTCGTTATCTTCATCATACATAGCTTAGTATCCTGCTATCGGGTCAAGCATTTCAAAGTCATCTTCTTCCCACTCATCATAGTAAACAACCGAAGCCATTTGGTCTATGTATGCAAGGGAGTCGATCAAATCGTCATGCACTAATTGGTTAGGGAATTGAAACAACTGGTCAAGGAACTCATTATTCCAATCCCCTTTGTTCAGTGTAATGTTGCCGTGTTCAAAGCGCCCTTGTAGAGCCCAGACAATACGGTCTATCTTGTTCTTGTTACCGTGCGTCAGTTCTTCAACACGGAAGAAACGACTACGTTGTTTCATCAGGTCAGATAGTGGGGACATGACTGCTTGCTTAGCAATACCACGTTCTATACCCACTGCTACGGGTTGGTACTTAGCAACAGCATTGAATATCTTCTCTGCTGTCTTGTCTAATGTCCAACGTCCATAGATTATTTCTTTAACCCACCAGCCGTCACGCCCAACTTTAACAACTGATATTGCAGTGTTATCGAGTCGTTTGTTCTTCTTGCTTGTTGACGAGGTATCGATGAAGCCTGCCAAGTCAATGGCAATATAATAATCCCCATCTTCTGGTTCTTCATCATCAAACTGCACCCAGTCTTCTTTAAATATATCACTGCCTTGAGCAGCAAACGAAGCCATGAACTCTTGCTTAAATGCAAACGATGACATTGACTTCTTAGCCATGTCAATCTCTTCTGGGTCTAGTAGTTCATTATCATAAGACGTAAAGTGCCAACTCTTGTACGTAGGGTCATCACCCATCTCACCGTACATGTACAAGTCGTAGAAGTGGTTACGACCCATTGGTGTTCCAATGAAGAGTGCACCGCCCTTCTGGTCAGCTAGTGCAGGACGTAGAATCTGCTCCCACACTTCTGGCTTCATGTCAGCGTATTCGTCCATGACGAGATATTTGAGGCTTACACCACGCATGGTTTCAGGACGGTCAGCACCCTTCAATGAAATTGTAGCCCCATTAATCAACGTAATCTGTAGGTTGTTAATGTGAGCATTCTTAATCACTTCATGACCAAGTTCTAGCAACGTAGACCACATGATGTCACGTGCCTGTCCTTGTGTTGGAGCTACATAAAAGACATGACCACGTTCAACTTGGAGAGCGTTAAGGATGAGCTTCCAAGCAGCAAGTCTACTTTTACCTGTACGACGTCCTGCTGCCACAATCTTAAATCGTGTAGGATCACTGAATACCTCTTGCTGCCAGTTAAGCAGCTTTACGTTTAATGCTGTCATTTAAACAAGTTTCTTAAGGAGCTACCAAATTGATCCAACAAACTTTCTTCTTCGCTTACAGGAACTACGTCTGCATTATCATACGCAGCAGAAATGCCAAAGTCTCTATCAGCCTGTTCATAAGTGTAGCCTTCAGGTAAACTAATCTTTGATAGTTCTTTAGCTTTAAGCATGATGTCAGGTTGGTCGTAGTAAGCAGCTACTTCAGGTGTATTTTCAAAACGAATAATACCACGTACTAACGTATCAACATCATCTTCAGAAACCGTATCCTTACCTACAAATTTTTTAATAAATGAAGAATACTTTTCTGTGTCATTTTCTGATGGAGGAGCATACTTAGCAATAATCTTGTCAACATCACCATCAAAATCTTTTATTTTTTTACGAGCATCACGCATCATTGCACGAACACCCATCTCAGGCGAATCAAACACGACAAAGCGACCAGCATACCGTTCACCAGTATCTCCCGCCCAGCCATTAGGCTCTATGTTGCCGGGATTATTATATATCGCCATCTGTATATTCTCCATCGATAATGTTGGCATCGTCATCACCGCCAATGATAGTAGTATCGCCACTAACTCCGGTAATGTTAATCTGTATGGCATTCTTGCCACTTCCTTTAACTATGTCCTTCTCAAACGCTGCTGTCGGCAGGACACGGTCCATAACTAGTTTCCACGCTGCTGCTTGATGTTTATGCTCATCATCTAATGCTGCATCAAATATCTTATCAAGAACTTTCCTACTCTTAGGACTGTTCAGCATACGTGCTTTATATTCGTTGATGATAGCAGCATCCCCTTTAGGACGCCCTACTGCTCCACGACTACCCTTCTTCTTAGACGCTACGTCCTGTTTAGGTGGACGTCCTCGCCTTTTCTTAGGCTGAGTTGGAACGTCATGACTATCATCATTTGTTTCTGTTGTCATGTTCTTTACCTACTGTATAGAGAACTAATTAGTTAACTATGTAGCCGTGACAGAAGGGATACGAGATAAAGAATATAAGATGTGATATATGATGCGATCTTGCTGTTCTTCCGTCCGTCCTACATAGTAACTGATACTACCACATTTTTACTAAAAAGTCAAGTACTTTCTAGCATTAATTCCATAGTTTCTTACTTACACTCCCCTGTCCTTAATAGAGGGTAACTATGGCGGGTCTAGGTAAGCTCCTTGTCTCCGCAGTCTGCTTTATATTTCAATAACTTAACAGTCATTCAGCACACATTGTACAATTATTAACCAGTTTCTAATTTACTACTTTTTTGTGTCTGAGAGGCTACTACTATAGCGCAACAGAGCAGTCCCCCTCCCCCGCCCCTATAACGATATGGCATAATAACTGTAAAGATCAGTACTGAATGGAATAAACTAGAATGAATGAGTCTAAGTAGC